TAAGATTGTTATATAATGGCCCCCTAATAAGGAGATTGATATGGCATTTGAACCAGTAAAGCTACACAAGTGGGAAGATAACATCGAGTCTCGACTGACAGAAGATGCTATCTACATCGTTGAAAATCATTACGATTGTGGTATCGAAGAACTAGGCCAGAAGGAATACGATGAGATCGAGGCCTGGTTAGATGAAAATGAATATACCCTTCTCTACGCGGGGTTTCGTAATGTCTTGAATGAAATCGAAAATAATTTGATGGAATGGGAGGACGACTAAGTGTACCTACCCAATTCCTATAAATATGATTTTTCTGGTCGTCGCCGGAAACCAAAAAAGCCTAAAGGAGAAGTCTATGCGAAATACACGCCACCGCCGTTTCGTCCAATCGAGGCAACTAAATCAACAACGTGTATTTCATATGCTGAACAGAGGCGACTCGAATCCCAGCAGTATCCAAGCCTCCACGACTACAAACCAACCTCAACAGCAGGTCGCAGATCTGAATCAAAACAATATACAGGTGACTACGTCATCGGAATCGCAACGCTCCACAAGAGTAATGCAGTTCCAGTAACCAACCAAAAATATGCAGAAGAAATTTCTGCGATGATCAAGTGAAGGTGTCTGGATGTACGCTAAGTCCTAAATAACCACATGAAATACCTCACGCTATTCACCTCAATAGCATTGGCCTCATGTGCCGCCTGGTTCTCAATCGTAGGACTAGCTACAATATTCTCAGGGGCCTTTTATTCGGTAGTCATTATGGCAGGGATACTAGAATTTGCTAAACTAGTCTCTGCCGCTTGGCTACATTATGAGTGGGACAAAATAAATTTTTTGGTAAAGACCTATTTCACGACAGCAATATTATTATTAATGTTCATCACTTCTATGGGGATATTTGGGTATCTGTCTAAGGCCCACATAGAACAATCGATTTCGGTGGGTGGCAACAATGATATACAAATACAGTTACTTGAAAGCAGAATCGAATCTGAAAAGCGAAATATTAGATCAGCAGAATCTGTGCTTGAGAGTCTCGACCAACAAGTACAAACACTTATCGATTATGATAGAATCAGAGGGCCAGAAGGCTCGATTGCTGTACGTGAATCCCAAAAAGAAGAAAGGTCGGAACTTGAAGACACGATCCAAGCCGGCCAACGAACAATCCAAACTTACCAAGAGGAATTAATACCTCTAAGACAAACACAACTCGACCTCGAAGCCGAAATCGGGCCTCTCAAATATATCGCGGAGTTAATATATGGAGATGAAGCAAGTAATTATTTCGATGTTACAGTTAGGTGGGTTATCATTATTATCGTTCTTGTTTTTGACCCTCTTGCTATTATGCTGCTCATTGTTAGTACTGGTGCATTTAAGCGAGATCTTCAAAGACCAAGTAACGCTCTTGTTGACGAAAATCAGATCATGGTGATGCGATGAAAAAATATGAATCAAGTTATAAACCAGCTATCTTTGGCCTTATGATACTCGCAGGTATGTTCCTGTGGATGTTCAGTGAAAATGCCAAGGGAGATACCAACGACTCACCCTTTATCATTATCCACGATGAATTCTGGCAATTGATGGATACTAGCGAGGCTCATTGTCTTGCACTGAATATCTACCATGAAAGCAGAAGCGATAATCTAGCGGGACAGTACGCTGTCGCAGACGTCGTCCTAAATCGCGTTGAGAATAAGAGGTATCCTAACACGGTCTGTGATGTCGTCTATCAGGGGAAGATGAAGCCCTCGTGGAAAGACCCAGAGAAGATGATTCCAATTCGAAACATGTGTCAGTTTTCTTGGTACTGTGACGGTAAAGATGACACTCCACATGAACTCGAGGCCTGGGCACAGGCTCAATATGTGGCTTATTCCATTTTGAAAGAAGAACATTATCGGGGGATTACTGAAGGAGCTACTCATTACCACACGACGTATGTAGCCCCCTCGTGGAACAAACACTTTTACTCTGTCGGCAGGATAGGAGCTCACGTATTCTTTAGGGCTGAATAAATATCTCAAATGAATTGAGGTGTTTATTATGGTGATAGTAGGTGTTGATTACAGTCTGTCGAGTCCGGCTTTCTGTGTCCATAGTGGTGATGAATGGTCTGTTGAAAATTGCAAATTCTTTTATCTCCTGCATACGAAAACTGGTGGCGATCGTGTCCTTGAACATCGAGGCGATGGCTTCTTTCCGGCACGGCATCCTACATGGACCAATGATTATGACAGATATTGGAAGCTTTCTCGATCGGTTCTTCGTGAGGTCATTCACCACAAGGCAGATGTTGTCTACGTCGAAGGATATGCCTTCGGGGCAGTCGGTCGTGTATTCCAGATAGCAGAGAATGCTGGTGTTCTTAAATATCGATTAGACCAATTAGGGTATCGAATAGAGACACCAGCTCCGACAGAGATCAAGAAATTGGCTACCGGTAAGGGTAACGCTAAGAAAGAACAGATGATTGAAGCGTTTATTGACGAAACAGGGGTTGACATTTACGCTAAGTTTGATATAATACCCAAATCTAAAAGTCCAATCGACGATGTCGTGGACTCCTACTATATAGCAAAATATGGATTCTTGAAAGAACATGATAATAATCTTTAATGGCCCGCCCGCAGCAGGAAAAGACGAGGCCACGGCTCAGTTTGTGAACCGTGGTTTTCGTCACCTGTCTTTCAAAGATGTTTTGATCGACGAAACATGCAAGTACTTTAATGTCAAACGTGAATGGTTCATGGATGGCTATGATGATCGAGCAATAAAAGAAGAACCGAAATCTGCACTCCACGGTTATTCTCGCCGATCGGCTTTGATCCATGTATCAGAAGATGTTATTAAACCAAAATATGGTAAGGATTTCTTTGGCCAGAAGGTCGCGGAGAAGATTGAGGATGGAGAAAACTATGCCATCAGTGATGGTGGTTTCAGTGAAGAGATTGCTCCCATCTTAGAGAAGGTCAATCCATATGATATAGTACTGGTTCAGATTACCAGAGACGGGTGTTCCTATAGAGGTGACTCTCGTAAATACTTCAATGGAAGATTACAGAATGAAATGATTATAGGTCATCGTACAGAGATAGAAGAGGAAGATATGTTGCCCGAACAGCTGCAGCTTCTTACCTATCGTGTACACAATAATGGTACCCTAGAGTCATTCCACCAGATCTTGAGTGATATCTATACACAGCTATCAAGATCAATGAATTAGGCATATATAAAAGGATATTGCAATGGATAGTAATGAAATAGTTTCGATGTTAGAAGAGAGTGTATGTTTGGTAGAGTTCACCAAGGTGAACGGTGAAAGCCGACTCATGAAATGCACCTTGATGTCTGATAAGATTCCTGTCAAACCAATTCATCCAGCCGAGACCCGGTATCCCCAAATGCGAGAGAAAGTCATCTCTGTGTGGGATGTCGAGAAAGATGGCTGGAGATCATTCAGAGTTGATTTATTTAAGAGTATTGAGAAGGTAGAATAATATGAGTTGTGTCTATAAAGGCGAAGTCGTAGAATCAGAATTATCTGGTAATGCCAATGGTGGGTCAGAGCAGATGCGTAAGCGTCTACTCAATAATGTTAGATCAGATCTATTAGAGAATTTTGCGATTCACTTCTCGCGTCCTAGAAAGATATACGATGATGTTCCTAATATCTTATATTGCCACGATTTGGCAGAAGATCCAGAGAATAAAATTCTATTCAACCGAGGCTGGGAAGAGTTTGATCATTTCGTTTTTGTTTCGGCCTGGCAACGAGATCAGTACATCAACATGTATGGTATTCCATATTCTGATTGTTCTGTCATCTATAACGCAGTAGAAAAGCAATACAATCCTGTCGATAAGCCAACAGATACGATTCGCTTCATTTATCACACGACACCCCATCGAGGCCTTGAATTGTTGGTTCCTATCTTCGACCAATTGTGCAAGACACACGATAACATTCATCTTGATGTATTCTCTTCGTTCGAGATCTATGGATGGCCTGAGCGTGATGAGATGTATAAAGAAGTCTTCGAGCAAATTAAAGAGCATCCAAAGATGACGTATCACGGCTCAAGACCAAACGAAGAGGTTTTGTACTATCTTGATAAGGCTCACATCTTTCTTTATCCGAATATTTGGAAAGAAACATCTTGTATTGCACTGATTGAGGCAATTAAGAGCCAGGTCATTTGTGTCCATCCTAACTATGGAGCCTTGGCAGAGACGGCAAGTAATGCGACAATCATGTATGATTATAATGAAGATTTAGGCAAGCATGCAAATTTCTGTTACTCTGTCGCATTGCAATTAATCAACACAATCAAGCAAGATGAAAATTATTTCAATCGATTTTCAAAATCCGATCGCTTCGCTTTGGCCCGAAATAATATAGAGTCATTCACGACCATGTGGAACTCATTATTGGCCAATCTGATTTACAAATTCGATAATCAAGATGAAGAAGATGAAGGATAACATCATTCAGTTCCCTCAGATGCACTTTCCTGGGTCACCCCCACAGAGTGCGGAAGAGATAGCAGAGCAGATCAAACAGTACAAGAAAAGTTATTCAGATGAGATTGCTGAGATTCTATGGCAAAATCTTTTGGGTGAACTTGGTCGTGCTGGGTGTGATTTGAATTCAGATGTTGATAAGCATTTCCCATCAATGATTCTGATACTCGAATCAATACGATCTCTGCACCTAATGACCCAGGGGCTTGACCATCCGCTACAGCAATTCGCGAAAGATAATATCTCTTATGAAGAGTGGGATGGCAAGCAGGGTCTTGACTTTGACGATCAATAGTGATATAATACTCGATCAAATTAAACAATGGTAATAACATGATTTTGGTAGACTATAACCAGGTTATCCTTGCGAACCTGTTCGCCTCGATTGGAAACCACCACAACATCGAATTAGATGATCATCTCGTTCGACATATGTTCCTCAATTCACTCCGATACAATCGCAAGAAATTCTCCGAAGAGTATGGTGAATTGGTCATCTGCACAGATAATCGAAATGTCTGGCGACGAGACCTCTATCCTTACTATAAGGCCAACCGAAAGAAGAATCGTAGTGAATCTGAAATCGACTGGAATGCACTTTTTGAAATTATGGATACCTTGAAGTGTGAGGTCAATGAACACTTTCCTTACAAGGTTCTTGGGTTCGATAGGTGTGAGGCGGATGACATCATCGGCACCATCGTACACGAATATGGCACCGAGCTCAACATGGGCTCTGAACCCATTCTGATTCTATCGGGCGATAAGGATTACATCCAGCTCCATACGTATGCGAATGTTTCTCAGTTTGATCCAGTAAGAAAAAGATGGATCAGAAACGCGAATCCCCATAAATATTTGCAAGAACACATTTTAAAAGGAGATGTTGGCGACGGTGTACCAAACGTCCTCAGTGCTGATAATTGTTTGGCGGTTGGTGAAAGGCAAAAGCCTATGACCAAAAAAAGAATGGAAGCATTGCTTAAAGAGAATGCTGAAATGGACGTGGAGACAACATTAAGATACAATCGTAATAAGGCAATGATTGACTTGTCTCAGGTACCCCAAGAATATAAAGATAAAATCTTAGCTAAATTTGCCGAAGAGAAACCCATCGGCAGAGAGAAACTCTTTAATTTCTTTGTCCAGAAAAAACTAAAAAACCTCATGACAGATATTCAGGATTTTTGATATGCCCATGCGACTATCCCTAGCGGAAATTGTAGACGAATTACCTAAACTTTCGAAAAAGGCCGACAAGATACAATGGCTTCGAAAGTACGATTCTATACCTTTAAGACAAGTACTCCGATTGACCTACGACAAATCTATTGAATTCTTAATACCTAATACACCACCGCCGTGGAAGAAAAACGATTACATTGGTGTTGAGGGTATGATGTATAATGAGGCCCGCCGACTTAGAATTTTTGTCAAGGGTGGTGGATACGATAATTTACCCGTTTTAAAAAGAGAAAATTTATTCATCAGTCTTTTAGAAGACGTTGATAATAATGACGCCGAACTTCTTTGCAAGATGATTGCTCAGAAACCACTGAAGGGGCTTACAGCCAAGACCCTCGAAGAGGCATTTCCTACTATTTACGAGACGAGGATAGCGTAATGGCAAAGCGATATAAGAATTTCCGTAAAGGAAAATCTTCAGATCCCTATGCTGACGAATGGGGTGACATCAACGAAGACCGACGAAGGGAAAAGCAGAAGAAAGGTGGTGCTAAATACCAACGCCGGAATCGACGTGAAGAGAAATTCCAGACGTATCGAGATTGGCGAGATAATTAAAAATAATTTCAAAAAAGTGTTGACATTTCTCCAAATGTGTGATAGTATGACAATATGAAATGGAGAAGTAAAGCTATGAAGGATAAAGTAATCCTCACTGATTGTGATGGCGTCCTATTGGATTGGGAATACGGTTTCGCGACCTACATGAAAGATAGGTTCGGCCTCACTCCAATACGAAATGATGTATATTCTGTAGGTGACACCTATGGGATCACCAAAGCAAAGGGACGTGAATACGTTCGAATCTATAATGAGAGCGCTGCGATTGGTTCTCTCACCCCCTTCAGGGATGCGAAGAAATATGTGACCAAGATCTACGAAGAACTTGGTTATGTGTTTCATTGTATCACCTCACTCAGTACAGACCGACACGCTGGAGAACTTCGAAGGAAGAACCTCGAGACCGTATTCGGTAAGGGAGTCTTTGAAAAGATTGTCTGCCTAGAATGTGGTGCTGACAAGGATGAGGCCCTCGAAGAATATCGAGACACTGGTTGTCTCTGGGTCGAAGATAAATACCTCAACTGTGAGGCAGGAGAAAAGGTAGGACTTGATCCAATCCTCATTCATCATTCTCATAATAAGGATATGAAAACTCCTTATAAGACTGTGATGAATTGGCGTGAAATCTACGAATCGCTTATATAAATAAATGCATTAGGTGGAGTTTTATGCCAACATACGATTTTAGAGATACTAATACCCAAGAAGAGTTTTCTAAACTCATGTCTATCGCTGCGAAAGAAGAATATCTAGCAGCCAATCCTCATATACAGCAATTAATGACCGGTTTTCTGGGAATCGGTGACCCAGTACGTCTCGGGCTCAAAAAGCCCGATGCGAATTTTCGTGATGTGTTAAAAAAAGCAAAGGAGAACCATCCCGGTTCAAGAACAATAAAAAACACGATCAATGACTTCTGACTTAAGGGGTCATGCAAGGAGGTCCCAATGTCTAAACAGCAACGAAGACTCTCACGAAAAGAAAAAAGGAGAAATGAAAGCACTACAAACTACATAGTCAATAATCGATTCAACATGAGACGTATCGATCCTTTGACACCCTCGCAAGAGGAGTTCTTTGATGATTATACAAGGGGGTATAACATCGCTGCCGTAGGTACTGCAGGCACGGGTAAAACAATGTGCGCAATGTACCTTGGACTAAGAGATATCTTATCCAAACCTGATTATGAAAAAATCATCGTCGTACGGTCAGCCGTACAGACACGGGAGCAGGGTTTCATGCCCGGTAATAAACAACAAAAGGAGGCAGTTTTTACAACCCCTTACGCAGACATATGCGTAGATCTTTTCCAACGTGGAGACGCTTGGGATATTCTCAAACAAAAAAATATGGTGGAGTTCACCACCTCATCCTTCGTCAGAGGGCTTACCTTTGACAATTCAATCATCATCGTCGATGAATGCCAATCAATGACACTACACGAACTAGACAGTATCATCACCCGTGTCGGGGAATGCTCTAAAATCATCTTTTGTGGAGACACAAAGCAAGACGATCTAGCAACGAACAGACACAAAATGGATGTATCTGGCCTGCCTGAGTTCCTTCAGGTCCTAGAAAAAATCCCTTCATTTAGGGTTATCAATTTTGGTATCAACGACATCGTTCGTTCCGGTTTGGTCAAAGAATATATACTTGCCAAAGAGGGTTATAACCCCGAGAGGTTCTTAGAGGCAGTATAGTGGCCATTGGCGATCTAAAATACATAGTTAACAGTACCGGATTCGGTATTACGGAGGCGGGGTTCGATTCGGACCCCAATTCCAATACTCTACCCACGATCTTATCAAACGCGCATCCTTCTGATAGGGTGTTTCAATTTGAGGTGGAGTTATATGTTAATAATTCAATTATAGACACGGAGAGTGGAGCTAACACAGTCTACTCGAATACTGCTGTCTACGATATAGATAATGTATCAATTAGTCCAACCATGATACCAGGCGCAAGCAGATTAGCAAATAATGTTATCGAAGTAAGAGAATTGGCAATTATAGGCAATTTTCTCGATGAAATTTTTACCTTTCAAACATTCAATACAATTCCAAGCTCTAATGGTACCACGATAGAATCGACAACCTACGATACGATTCAAGGTGCCAATACAGTCTTTTCCAGCAAGACAATTACGAACACACTTGGCCAATCGTTGACTGTCAATACTTCTTTTATGGACACTCAGATTATAAATAGTGTTACCTCAACAGAATTTGTGCCCGACGGTTATTTCACTGAGATATCAAATAATTCCGTGGGTATGTTGGCTGCTTATAATTACACACCAGACCCAGATGAGGTCTTTATAGAGCACAAACAACCGACAACTACGTCATACACATATAATATATCTGTTGATGTGACTCCTCAGTTTGGTGATACGCCAATAAGCTATGATTACGATTTTACTGTTGAGTGGGATGCCTCAAAGGCATTCGCTTTGATTCAATCATTTACAGGAAACTAAAATGCCCGCAGCAGCAAGAGTAGGAGATTCGGTAGTCACGAACCATCCGTGTACCCCGGTCACTACAATAGCGTCAACCTTACAATCCAAGGTATTCATTGGAGGGCCACTTGCAGCTGTCGTTGGTGCTCCTCTTACCCCACACACAATTTTATCTGGTGGTAGTTGTGTGCCCCATCCCGGCCAAATAGTAAACGTCGGTTCATCCAAGGTCTTTATAGGAGGCATTGCTGCAGGCCGAATAGGAGACTCCGCTGATCTCGGAGCTGTTTCGACCGGGTTCCCGAAAGTGATGATAGGGGGTTGACAAACATTCTTTTATCTGATATAATGGCCCCATGAATATGTTTACTCACAAAGCACATGGGGTCGAACTCCCCAAATTAACCAGAAAGACCACCGATGAGGGTAGGAAATACTTCACCGATAAAGGTGATGCGTATCCTTCTGTCACAACCGTTCTATCTATCCTAAGCAAAGATTCGATCAAACGTTGGCGAGATCGTGTAGGCCATGATGTTGCCGATAAGATCTCTCGTCAAGCTGCAGGTCGTGGTACCGCAGTCCACAAACTCTGCGAAGATTATATCGACAATGTCGAGACGTGGAAAGGAAGTGCGACACCAGTCAATCTATTTACCTTCAATACGATCAGACCACTGATTGATGAGCATATCAACAATATTTGGTTTCAAGAGGAATACCTATACAGCGACACCTTGAAGACAGCCGGACAGGTTGACTGTATTGCTGAATGGGATGGAAAGCTTTCGGTCATCGATTTCAAGACATCAAAACGTCCAAAGGATGAAGGACAGATCACAAATTATTTTATGCAGATTTCTTTCTATGCAGCTGCATTCTATGAAATGACGGGTATCCCAATTACCCAGGGTGTGGTTTTGATTGCCGTGGATGATTCAGAACCACAGGTATTTAAAATAGGCACACACGGATGGCTCAAACACTTTGCAGCTGTTCGTAAGAAATATGGAGAGTTACATGAAGGACCTTAGATGGATCATTGTAGATGAAACCAAAGGTGCATTTATTGGAACCTATAATGCGTCTGACCTGGGCGAAGAATTCGATGAGTTACTCGAAGCCTTTCGAAAAGGTGGTACGGTAACCAAACAGATCGGGCTCATGTTTGCCGCAGACGATGTATATGATTTTGATAGAGCTGCAGCCTTCAAAGATGAAGAAGCGGCAAAAGGGTTTGCACATTGGATGTTGACATTCTTTTCGGCAAATCCAGACACAGCCAAATTGACATTACGGCTCTTACCACTTGAAACTGAAAATGAACGATTCGCCACTGTAACAGAAATATTACAGGCCGGATACGACAAATACGTCCATCGTATGGCCGATGGTCTCTATAAGGCAGGAACCCTACATTAATGAAAAACTATAGTATTAAGCCGATCTACAAAAAATCAATCATAGAACTCAACACTTGGATCAAGGAAATTGATGGAGTAAAGTATTTCCTTCGAAAAGAGAGTACCTACCGATGGGGTGAGTTTTCTATTGACGTCCCCGAAACAGATGAAGAATTCTTAGAGCTTGCCGAAAGCCGAGGATATGATTCGTGGGAAGACATTCAGCAAGAGCACCGAGAATTATTTGAAGAAGACCTCTCGCCTGAGGCTTTTTGTCTGCCTCCTGCTGAAGACGATTTTATCGAGCTCAGTGAAGATTATGATGCCCAGGTAGAAGACCTAGAAGACGAATGCGCATGTTTCTTTTCTGTTGATTGCTACGGAATGGATAAAGAAGTCGATGAAGACGCTCTCGAGGCAATGCAAGAAGAGGCTGAAGAGGCCTATGAAGAGGACTGGGATTCGGGCATCGAGAACCTCGGCTGGACATATTTCGGCTGTGACTTCCAAATTTGCTCCCCTATCACAATTGTTTTAAATTAATTTCAAAAAAGTGTTGACAATTCGCTTTTAATATGGTATAATGGCTCCCATATTAAATTGAAATCAAATTATAGGATTTATATTATGGCACACGAACTTGAAATCATCAACGGTCAGGCGCAAATGGCATACCGAGAGTCTGAAGGTCGACCATGGCATCGACTAGGTACTGCTGTTGGTGATGATCTCACCCCCGCTGAAATGATGAAGGCTGCTGGCCTTGATTGGGAAGTGGAATCTGTACCCACCTTTGTCGACATCAACGGCAATCAAATCGCAACCGGAACCAACGCTCTGATTCGTACATCAGATCAATCTGTTCTTGCCCCTATGATCGGCGAGGACTGGAAACCTGTCCAGAACGCTGAGGCCTTCGAATTCTTCTCAGAGTTCGTGTCCTCTGGTGATATGATGATGGACACAGCCGGATCATTAAAGGATGGCCAGATCGTCTGGGCCCTCGCTGATGTGAAAGACGGTTTCAAATTATTTGGTGGAGACGAGGTACGTGGCTACCTGTTGTTCTCTAACCCCCACATCTATGGCAAATCGATTGATATCAAATTTGTCTTAGAGCGTGTTGTATGCAACAACACGCTGACCATGGCCCTTGCGGAAAAGGGCCAGCCTTCAGTCAAGGTAAATCATCGACGTGAATTCAATGCTGAGGAAGTGAAACAAGTCCTCGGTCTTGGACATCAACGTCTGGAACAATTCGAAGAGGCTGCAACCCTTCTTGGTTCCAAGCGTTATACTGATTATGATTTCGAACGATTCCTTGGCAAAGTGTTTGGTGAGTCAAACAAGGAAGGTAAGAAACTCTCCCGAACCGGAGAACGCGCTCTCGAAATTGTCGAGACACAGCCTGGTGCAGAATTCCGACCTGGTACCTGGTGGAACGCATACAACGCAGTGACCTATCTGACTGACCATGAACTTGGTCGATCTGATGACACTCGTATGACCTCTGCCTGGTTTGGTTCGAATGCAAAGAAAAAGGTAGATGCCTTGAACATTGCACTCGACTTTGCTGAGGCTGCATAATGGACGAAGACTCCTTCGTCTGCCAAAGACCCCGCCCCACCGAAGAACCATCCCGGTTCTTCAGGGGTCTACTTTGGGGCTTGGCCTACACTATTCCTTTTTGGATGATCATATTAATTTGCTTTCAGATATACCTTAAGACATGAAGATTGGAATGACAGCTAGTACGTTTGATCTGCTCCACGCAGGTCACGTATCAATGTTACGAGACGCAAAATCCCAATGTGATTACTTGATTTGTTGTCTTCAAGTAGATCCCAGTTTCGACCGACCCGAGAAAAACACTCCAGTCCAAACCCTGGTCGAGAGGTATACACAGCTCAAAGCAGTCAGCTATGTCGACGAGATCATCCCATATCGATCAGAAGAAGATCTGCTGGATATCCTGCAGATGTATCCCATTAACATTCGTATTCTAGGTGAGGAATACCGAGACAAAGAGTTCACAGGCAAGGACGTCTGCAGAAAGCGAGACATCGAATTATATTTCAATAAGAGAGACCACCGATTTAGCTCTAGCGATTTGAGACGCAGGGTTTGTAATCGATAGACTCATATATAAATCGACCCCATACCCTAAAGGTGCACTTATGCCAAGTAATTACAAGCAGAAGCAACAAGAAATGACAGAATTGAACTCAGATGGTAATCAATCAAGAGGGCGATATGGCGAAGATTACGATAATCAAAGACCCTGGGTAGACGAGGACAGATTTCTCTCAAAGGAAGAGAAAAGAAAAAAGCAACAAGCCCAAGATCCTCGTCATAATCAGTTATAACAAACTGTTATATCCTTATAACAAATTAATCTAAAAAAAGATGAAAAAAAGGTAGACTTCTGCCTCAATGCGTGATAGTATGTACACATACAAAAGATGATTTGAAAAGGAAAAAAACATGATCAAGATTTACCAGATTCAACTGACCCACGAAGAGATCGATTTGATTAACGAGAAGGCTGACCATAATGCGGTACCAGCCAATGTGGCTCGGTTGGATGCTTCTGTTTTCGGTAAATTCAACCCAGAACATTCTCACTTTTACACTGAGGCCTATAACGTTTATGTTGATGACCTCGAAGAGGCTTTTCGAATCACCAACCTGTGGTTGGAAGAAGATATGCCCAAGGTGGATGTTGTCGGTGACCGAGGTGTTTCTTCATCGATGGGTGACATCTTTGAAATGGACGGTGAGTTCTTCTTTTGCGCGGCCTACGGCTTCGAAAAAATTGAAAATATGCGAAACAATCTAGGCTGGTTGGAGGCTGCATAATGAATGTTGAAGATCTTAAAAACGAGCTGGATTGTCTTTTGGAGATTCGTGGTGAGTTGTCTGAAGCTGACAACGCGCGGGTTGAGAGACGTATCACTGAGGTTTTGGAACTTGTACTCGTAGAAGAGGGTATTGTATAATGATTACTTTAAAGGACAACGCTGATCATATTCGTTTGTATGAAAGGCACGGGAGTCCGTATGACCGAGGTTCTGCTGACTCTTGGTATGGTCGACCCTTCGAGCCTCATTATTATGAAGGTGCAACTTATTCAAGCCCACGTGTCGATCTGGACGATATGACTCAGGCTGAGGTTAAGGCCTATACTCTCGGGTATGGGGAACAAGAAGAAACTGGAATGAAAAAGGATTGGGGTTAATGATTAAACAAGCGTCAAAGGGTGGTGTACAAGTTATCGACTTAGATGGCCCAGAGGGTAATGCTTTTACTCTCATAGGTTACGCTCGAAAACTTGGTCGGCAACTGGGCATGGACCCAGAGAGGATAGTGATCGAAATGCGACAAGATGATTACACTCATCTGGTTCAAACGTTCGATTACTATTTTGGTGATTATGTGGTGCTTGAAACCTCTAATTCTAAACTCCTTGAAGCGTCATAAATAGACGAAACGGAGGAATATTATGGCAACCGATAAACTTTTATTTGTCCAAGAGAAATTTGTTACACGTGTTGGTAAAGGCAATAACATAGAGCTACCATTTCAGGTAGTCAAGCAACTTGGTTTGAAAAAAGAAGATTTACTTGAGTTCGAATTTGTAACCCTCGCTGAAGAGGATGGCGAATTCGAAGGTTTTACAATGAGAAAAAGGAGTTCATAATGAACAAAATGGCGAAACTAACTGCGATTCAAGAGATCATCGCTGATCTCTCAGCCCAAGTTAAACCCCAGGCAACTGGTCATATTCGTACAGCAATCAGTGTTCTTCGAGAAGAAGAACAAAAATTAATGGAGGAAATCGAGTCTCTCGTAGCATAAAATGAACGATGAAGAATTCTCTACACGGGAATCCTGTCAAACAGCAATCGAAAAAAAGACTGATCAGCTTCGCGCGGTAGTAACCCGAATGACACAAGATCGTGTTGGTCGGGATTATCATAATCATATGAAAACTGCCGCTGGTCTACAAGGAGAGATTACAGCACTTCAGCTGAAACTACTCTCTCTTTAAATTGGATTTTATATTATGGAAATTTTGAAAGAAGTGACTGTTTGGGACGATGAAGCCCTAAATCGAAACAACGGCATTTATTGGCTCAATGATGCTGGCCACCTCATAGCCTATCAAGCCCCTGGCCAGATGAAAAAGGTATTCAAAAAACCACTAAAGCAATTCTCTAAGGCTCGAAGGAAGTTCATCAAACTCAATGACCTACCAGAAAACTCTTAGGGCATTCAAAGAGGCTGTCGCAGATACGTCTGTGGGAATGCTGACCAATATCCCCATCAATTTCATATTGATTGCAATAGCATTCGAACAAGAGTGGTCTGCGTTCACTACCTCCATATTCCTCACCGTGACATTCACCATTCTGGCACTCTTTCGCAAAACCTTCCTTCGACTCTACTTTGAGTCCCTAAATGAAAAAAATTCATAATCCCTCAATTTTGTCTCATTTTTGTCTAAATATCTTTTCCGAGGTTAAAAACTCGGCTTTCATTTCAACAAAAGGAAAAAACATGAAAAATTTAAAGTTAATGCTAGTATTGGCTATGTGTTCAATCGGGATGTCTGCTCAAGCTATGGAGTTAGGTGGATCGGTTTCTTTGGGAAGCAACTACATTTTTCGTGGGGTATCTCAGAATGCAGGTAACGCTGCAGTATCTGGTGAATTGCATGCCGTACATGAAGGTTTCTTTGCTCAGGTTTGGGCTAGTCAAGTAGATTATGGCTCAGATGTTGAGCTGGAATACGATCTCACGATTGCCAAAAACTTCAATCTTGGCGAAGATCTGAAGGTCGGTGTTGCATACATCGATTATAACTACTCATCTTTGACTGGTTTTACTGATTTCGAAGAATCAGCTTTGGATGTCGAAGAAGTAGGGTTTCAAGTAGAGTATAAGGCTATTGCAGCTCGTTACTACAAGGGCCTCGATGAAGCTCCAGATTACATGGAACTTGGTGTAGACCTGTTTGGTGTTGCTGACCTAACCGTTGGTGATTTCGATACAGTTGGTCGACACTATATGATCAGCAAGACTGTCGATGTTGAAGGTGTAGATGCTACCTTCGGCTATCGTCAATTCGAAGGTGAAGATGGTATTGCAGATGAGAAGTCTGCAGTTGTGATGCTAACTAAGAGGTTCTAATATAAATAACTGAATGGCATATTCAGAAAAAGTATTAGATCATTACGAAAACCCACGCAATGTGGGTCGCTTCGATGAAGACGATCAAGACGTGGGCACTGGCATGGTTGGTGCCCCGGCTTGTGGTGATGTAATGAGATTACAAATTAAGGTAAATGATGATGGAATTATCGAAGATGCTAGGTTTAAAACCTACGGATGCGGAAGTGCTATCGCATCTTCCTCACTTCTTACCGAATGGGTTAAAGGTCGCAGTCTTGATGAAGCTGCAGATATTAGAAACACCGACATCGCAGAAGAACTCTGCCTCCCCCCAGTCAAAATCCACTGTAGTGTCCTTGCAGAAGATGCGATCAAAGCTGCGATAAAGGACTATCAAGACAAGCATTTATAAATAACTACATCCTACCAAATTTAACTTCAGGAATGTACAATGGCACAATGGAATAGAGATACCCAGAATTTTTACAACAAAGATACAACATGGCCAGGTCGTGGAGACTTTCAAAGTGTTGTAATCGCTGACAGGTTTGGAGCAATCACAGATTGGAGACCAGACTTTACTTCAAAGAATCGTTTAAAAACATCTGGTGTTCAAACAATATTCTGGAATTCTTTCAGTGCATTTGCTGATAACGATACATTCCAAACTACAAGAACTGCCGGTGGTCAAGCTTATATCAATAATAATGCAGCAGTGCCAGAATCTTTTGATCCAACAAACCCAGGCAGTGATATTATCGTAGAAAAATCTGTGATCATGCGAGTCACTTCAATTGGTGATAAGGTTGTCCGACAATCTCGACGTGTCATTCCTTACATTCCAGGTAAAGAACAGTTTGCCTCAATGGCAATTAGATTCGAACCAAGAACAGTTGGTATCCGCAGACGCATTGGTACATTCGACGACCAAAACGGAATGTACTTTGAAGACAGTGGTGATAACTATTTTTGCTGTATTCGTAAGAATGGAGTTGAAACTACTCGGATCAGTCGTGAAAACTGGAACGGTGATAAACTAGATGGTACCGGCCGTAGCGGTATAACATTCGATTTTGCTAAACAGCAATTGCTTTGTATTGAATACGAATGGTATGGCACGGGTATGACTCGTTTTGGTTTTGCTATTGATAATGAATTACATATAATTCATACGGTCTATAACGCGAATAATACTCAAGGCACTTGGACCAAGACTCCTAATTTGCCAGTTCGGTTTGAATTAGAAGCTCTACCTGAATACACTGATAATATTGATCATTTCTTATTTCAATCCTCAACATCAGTTGTTGCTGAAGGTGGTGTTGAAGAGCTCGGTGTATTAAATAACTCATTATCAGCAATTAATACGTCGACAAATCCACCCACAATGACCGTGGGTTCTGGTAATCTTGCAGTGGCAAACACCTTCTATCCTCTACTGAGTATTCGATTGAAGGATGCAGCTCTTGATTCTTATGTTGCTCCTCAGGCGTTTCAAGTTTTCACCGAAGATGACTCAGGTGTGTATTTTGTCGTTGTTCGTAATGGGACATTGACTGGTGCTACATTTAGTATTTTAGATGCGGATTGGGTCGGTGCCGAATTAGATGACGCGGCAACATCAATCGATTTTGGCCGAGATGATATCATCTATTCGGGCTATTTTGCTGGTGGCGCGGCTCCAATTAACATGCCAATCAGCGCTCAATTGCAATTGGGTCGTGTATTCACTAACCCAGGTTCACCAGATTTTGCAGATTTGACTTCAGATGTATATACAATTTGCGCGGCAAGTAAGGTAGGCGGCAAAACTGGTTTTGCATCTATTACCTGGTTAGAACAGCCGTAAATGTATTCCTACCAATTGTCTGCCATTGGCCCATTGCCCTCATCGTGGTGGACAGACCGAGGCCTAGATCCTACCGTTGCACTATTCGGTGGTAGGTTATATGCCTATCTTGGTGACAATAAAGAACCCATACAAGAATTTCCCATTGCTGTGATGGATGGTTATTCTTGGGGTCGATTGAATGCTTGGTGCAATAACCTAAAGACCGAATCCCTTCCTAATCTAGCTGATATTGAAACTCTCTTTGAAGAACAAACTGGTGGTTCTTTGAATTGGATTCTCGATGATGGCGGAGCCCGCCAAGAAATTGATTTCACCGAACCGGGTGAAATCTAGTAGTATAAATAAACATGTTTACTTGATAAATGAATGGCTGAATTGAATGCGAATCTTATTATTAGTTTTTGGATTTTGTTTTATTGTTTTTGCAAATGCGGAAGAAACTACAACTACCGATACCACAGTACCTGATGATACCATCAGAACTGAATCGATAACTGATAGTACAGTGACGACAAACTCTACAACATCGACGACACTCAAGTCGCCTCCCGCATCGGCAATTACGCCAACAATAAACACATCCAACTCTGATCTTTGTACATTTGGTGTTGCTGGGGCAATCCAAACACAGATACTTGGTATCTCGACTGGAACCCAGGTCACAGATGAAAACTGCGAGCGTCTAAAGCTCTCAAAAACATTATATGATATGGGTATGAAGGTTGCAGCTGTATCTACGTTATGTCAAGACCGAAGAGTCTTCGATGCTATGATGATGGCGGGTACTCCCTGTCCTTATGATGGTAAGATAGGACTCGAGGCAAAGGAGGCATGGTCATTAGATGAAGATCTAAAGCCCGTGTTAAACAAAGACGATAAGGAGATGAGCGATGGTACTAAGACACTTTTGGGTGGCGCTGGCGTTGCTAGTTTGCTCATCCTACTCTTACTCTAATCCAGACATAGCTCCTCAATACGGCACTACATCAAATGCAGCTCAGTTTGGGTTAAACTGGGTTATGACAAATGTGCTACCGCAACAAGCAGGCTTGAGAGTCAATCAGGTCACATATCAATATACCGTAGTCAAAAACCAAGAAGATTATTTGCTCGTGCACGTGCAGAACGAAAACGCACGAGGAGCGGGTTATATCTTTAGAGAAACAGATGACTGGACTGGATTGCCTGGTAATACGATTACTAAGGTCGTTCCGATTGTTGACGGTATCGACATATCTTATTGGGGAAGGGGATCAATCGAACCCGAAGGTTTTGGAACAGTTCAAAGTCCAGAAGTATATTACACATATTCTTATGATCCTTGCTTTGACCCACAAACGAATCCAGAATGCCCTGGTTATATTGACCCATTTGTGGTTGATCTAACCGAGGTAGAAGTAATTGATCCACTCGATGAGGACTATGTTCAAGACGAGTTGGATCGTAAAGCCAATCTAAGGCAACAGAAAGAAGACGAGAAAGAGAAAGCTCGAAAGAAAGCTTTAGAACAAGTAGAAGAAATCGATGAGCTCTTGGAAAACATTCTCGGTATCTCTGAACAGAGTGAGTTCTCTATGGAACAAATTCTGATGCATCAGCAGATGATCGCGAGTTTACCAATGAGTTATCAAAGAGCTCTCGTTGGTGGGGAGTATCCTGAAGGAGTGGTCTTGAAGGATGCAAAACTTCCCAACAACACTAGAGGGTTGAGAGTGGGCATGGCGCAAGAGTTATTGCACCAACAGATGATTATGCTACAATATGCCAAATAAAACTCATAAAGGGAGAACAACATGTTCAATAAAACACTTATATCATGTGTTGCACTCGCGTCCTTTTGTTTTTCGGCTATGGCAGAAGAGATCCCCGTTACTGGTAACGTGGCCTCTAAATGCGTTGTGACACAGGACACGCTGGGTGTGTATGGTAACCCATCCGCATCAAAGTTGAGCACTAAGCCAGATGACGGTGGTATTCACCCAGTCGTAAGGTACGATGTAGTACAAGCAAGCTATTATAAGGCTCGCATTACTGCACCGGATGCTTTTACATCAAGTCCTGAGCTGAACGACACTGTAGCTTGGAGTAACTGGGTAACAGTTGACCAAGTTTCAGACGCGACAATGTCATCGTATGATACCGACAAGATATACTACGATAATATCACAGAAGTAGCTTTGACTGTAGCAGGTTCAACCTGGTTTAAGATTCAGTCTGAAGCTGATTATGGATATGACAAAGCGTTTCCTGGCGGTCAGTACCAGGCTTCTGTAACTGCAGAATGCATCGCAATTTAAAGGTAAAAGGGATCGAAATCTAATGCGTTATATTATGCTATTAATTATGCTAGGGATTGGTGGGCAGACTGCTTCTGCCCACGAATTCCTTCCAACCTATCCAAGGTTGCAATTATCGTATGTGCCAGGTGTTTTACATACGGAGATGGAACTGTTTAATAAGCGAGAAGATATTCAATATTATGAATTTAGTGTGTGGACGGAAGACTGGAAAAAGGTTCCGTTTGCCACTACTGAAAAAATTCAGCAGATTGATTATCTTGAGAAAAAAAGAATCGACATATACATACGTGAGAAAGATAAACATAAGGCAGTCTATATTTGCTCTAAGAGTAAATTATTGAAAGCTGACGTGAGTCGAGCCACGATTGCATCGAGGATTTGTTCAAAGATAAAAGATTAAATTATGCGAATTTTTGTTATTCTAATATTGATGATAGTGACACAAGGGGTAAGGGCCCAGTCGAGTTCAGTGAACTTAGCATTGCCCAATTCACCTGGTAGTTACGCATCTGATCGTGTAAGATCTGGACAGTTTGAATGCCAGAATGCTATTGGTGGTGCAACCACTATGGAATTCGGAGTTGTAGGTATTCTTAATCAGAACGGTCCGTACGATAATGGGTTTGGTAGTAGTACTACCTACATTAACCCAGATGGTTGGAATCAAAACGATTTTGTAAGGGATGTTGGTGTTTATGCAAAACTTACAATACCGTTAGATAAACCAAAAGAGCGTATTAATTGCAATACACTCTATAAACTTGAACTTGAAAGGAGAAGATTGGAGATCCAGAAACTTCAACAAGAAGTCGCAAATCTGAAAGCTCTACAGTTTGAAGACGATAGCGACGACTAGTAAAAAAGGATAGAGGAAAATGGCAGAAGTTGAATTTGGGGGCATGACCTTCAAAGGCGGGAAGATGATGATTCTTCTCACTGCGTTAAGTACTCTGGGTGGAGCCAGTTGGGGAGTCTTTGAGTTCTATAAAGATTATATGGATATGAAGGAGATCATCCAGAATATTGATGTAGGAGAAATTGAGGCACGTAATAACGTTATCGAGACTAAGCTCGATGAAGCGATCGATTATTCGAGAAGCATTAAGAACGATCTGAGAGATGATTTCAATCGGATGGAAAAGAATGTAGATCGAATTGAAGACCAGAATCGAGAGATGGAAGATAAGGTTAAAGATATGATTGACCGTGCTTCAGAGAGATTTGATACAAAGAGGGAAAGTCTACAGACCGACACTCGTTTACAAATTGAAGCGTTAGATGACCGCTTGAACAAGAAAATTCAACAGGTGCTTGACAATCCTCTAGCCGATTAAGGAGGCTGGAATGAGAGTCAAAATCACGTTTCATAATGGGTATTCGTTAGTTGGTAATTTAGAAGTAGGTGGTGATGATACTTTACTAGGCGATGTATTAAATGATGATCGTATGTTCATCGAAGTTGCAAGACCTAATGGTACGTTACTACAGCTTAATAAGGAAGCGGTAGCCTATATTGTAAAAGAAGGTGAATGACATGGAGAATGTAGTTTACCTAAAAGACATTTATAGGCCGAGCCCAAACGAGGCAAGTGTATACGAAGAAATTCAAAATACACAATACGAAATTGTTGCAGTGAAAACTGAGTATTCTGAAGGTGTTGCAGAAATGGAATCCTTAGAAGAATTCAAAAGACAATTTTTGGTCGTATGTCTCGTTGGTCTCAATATTGGTTTCTTAATAGGCTTTCTAATGGTTTAGGATATGATAGAGAGTAAAATAATTACAGTATGCATTACAATGAATGACGGCTCCCGTTGGTTAGATTGCGAAGTCTTTCTTCCAACGGGTGACCGCTTATCTGATGTAATGAATGATGACAGAAATATCTTGCCGGTAAGACGCGCTGGAAAAGAACAGATTATTGCAAAGGGGCAGATAGCTTACATCAACGAAACGTAGGAACACTAATGAGAGTCAAGGTACTATTTAATGATGGTGCTGTGATGTTTGGCAAATTAATTGGTGATGAAGTAAATTGTTTAAAACCAGGTCAAGCAATTGACTGGATTATGAATAACGGAAACAGTTGGGTTAGATTAGAAAGTCATCTCGGCCAAGAGATTCAACTCAATAAAAATATAATCAAATCGATTATGCAAGACGACCTTTCGATTTAACAACTCCTTAATAAAAAATTAATTATAAATTAATTGTAAAATAACAAAAACTAGAAGACCGAAGGTTAAATATTATTGTCCAATACGATAAGGAGGACATGTGCGATATTTACTTTTAATTCTTCTCATACCGATGTCTGCGTTCGCAGGTCCATACATCGAATACAAACACGAATACGAAATGCGTGACTGGCGTTACACAAAAGATGTGAACCATTTGCGTGTTGGCTACAAGACAGACAATAATTTGTATTTTGAAATCGGTCCTATGACTGATGGATACAGCCACGAAGCTGGATACAAATTCAAAGTTAACAAATTCACTTTCAAAGGGAAACTCGAAACGAAAGACACGGATCTTTCTCTTCCCAAATCAAAACTTGAAACTGAAATAAGGTACTC